AAACGCTTTTACCTCGTCCCAGTTTTCTACGATCCATGCCGCCGCCTCGCCCAGAGCTACGACGATCGCCCCGATACCCGTAGATATAAGAGCTAGGCGCATAATCCTAGCTCCTCTAGCGACGGCTATAAAGCCCGCGCGCAGAAAAGCTAACCCTTTACCTAGTATCGAAGAAGCGCCCGCGGCGATTTTCGTAGCTCCGCTCCAGGCCGCGGTTAGTATTAACGCCGATTTTAGCCTAGCGCCTACTAATAGCATACTAAACGCATGAGCCTTCGCCGCGAGCGTAGCGCCCGCTAAACTAAACGCATGAGCGCTCCACCTAGCCGCCGCTACCAGATTTAAAGGATTTAAAAATTTAAGCATTTTAACTACGCCCAAAAAGCCGTCCGCGACGCTTAAAAGCGCGATTTTACCGATAAGTAAAAGCGGCTTAAACATCATAAAGCCCGCAACCGCGCTTACTATTACGGCGCTAAGCGTAGGAAATTTAGAGTTTAGTTCGCTAAGCGCGCCGGCTATACCGCCCAGTACCGAAGCAACGGCATTAGTAAGCGGTAAAAACGTCTCCCCGAGGCTCGAGCCCAAATTTCTCCACGCCTGCGTTAGTCTCTCTATGGCCGACTTCGTAGTATCTAGCTTGGTTTGAAGCTCTTTTTGCATAGATCCTATCGCTTCATCCGAGCGGGCTAATCTCATGTTTTCTTTAAGGGCGTCTATGTTAGTAACGAGCCCCGCGATCTCGTCGTTAAAATTTCCGCCGACTAGATCGTATAAAAGCCCCGCTTGTTTATCTTTATCGGCTTTTGAAATCGCTTCTAAAAACGTAGTTATCGCTCCCGCTGCGTCTTTAGCCAGAGCCGCTTTTAGATACCCGGCGTCCATACCGATACTAGCCAACGCTTCTTGAAACGGTTTGCCTTTTTTATCGGCCATCGATAGGGTAGAATAAAGCGCGTTTAAGCTAGTGCCTACTACCGACGTAGCTTTACCGGTGCTTAACATAGTAGAGCTAATCGCGGCCGCATCGGTAGCGCTTAATCCGATTAGATTTGCATTCGCCGCAGTTAGCGACGTAGCTTCGAATATCTCGTCCGCGTTTGCGTTGGTTACTTTGTTATCGAGCAAATTTACTCTGTCGAAAAAGTCGCTTAAACGCTCTAAATTATCCATTTTAAAGCCGACTTTCATATTATTTGCCGCGCGAGATAAGGCGTCCGCGCTCATTTCAAACGCGACCGAGCCGGTAGCTAGCATCTTCGTATAGGCTACGAGTTCGTCCCCTTTTAAATTGATTTTACCGCCGCCTACGGCTATTTGAGCGATGTCGCCGAAGCTTTTTCCCAGCGAGGTGCTTAACCCTCTCATGCTATTTTTTAACGTAAGTAAATTTTCGTCGGTGTCGTCTACGTATTTTTTAACGTTCGCAAACGCCGCTTCGTCGTCAATGGCTAGCTTAATAGGCAAACCGATAGCCGCAGAGTTGGCGATAGTCGATACGTTACGGGCAAGATCGCCTATTAGCTCTCGTCTGGCGGCGCGAATTTGAGTTTGCATACCGCTTATCTTAAAATCGTCGAATTTAAAAATAGCGCTTTTAGCGTCGTTAATAACGCTTTTTAATTTTGAAAATTCGCTTTTTAAGCTATTGATTTTACCTAACCCTTTAACGGCTAGCCCGATACTAATACCCACCGCCGTTTCGTTTTGCATATGATTCCTTTTTATGTTATAATCGCCTAAAATTTCAAAAGGCTAAAAATGAAAATTTTTACCGTTTTATTTATTTTAATCGGTATTATTTTTTTGCTGCCCAATAGCGCGCAAAGCGCGATATTATCAATCTTTGCGTGGTTTTTAGCCGTAAGCTTTTTAATTGCGGCGCCTTTTATTTTTTACGACTTTACGGACAAAATAGGCAAAAAGCTAAACGACGCCCTTAAATAACGTCTATTTCGCCTTTAAAATTCGCTCCGAAATTTTAACGAACTCGCTAAAATCTATTACGTCTAAATCTAAAATTTCGTTATAACCGAATCCCAAGGCGTAAGCCACCGATGCTACGGCCTCGTTATTTATACGGATTTTTCCGCCGGCTGCAAAAAATCCTTAATCACCTCCTCGATCGCTTTAAAATCAAGCATATCAAGGCTTTCCACTTCGTCGTTTGACATATTAGCGCAGCTAACTACTAGCTTGATCGCTCTCTCGTCGTCGTTTTTTTCAAGCCCCGCTAGCTTCATAACTCTAACCGTCGGCGCGAAAATTTCTACTTCTTTACCGTTAATAGGTAGTTTAATCGTCGTTTTTCTCATCGTATATCCTTTTAAATTTTAGTTTTATTCGCCCAAATTTGAACGCACTTGAGATAAGTAATCTACCCCGCCTATTAGACATATCATGTTTTCGACGTCTAGTAGCGCTACCGGGACTTTGCCTATATTTATATCTAAAAAATGAACGGCTAGCTTGATGCTCACTTCCATCTCTTTTCCGCTTTCAAAGCTTCCCGGGTCTATCTCGACTACGTCTCCGGTGACCGCCATAGAAAAAGGCTCGGGAGCGCCTTTGCCGGATTGAAAGATGCTAGCCTTGAATAAAAAAGGAATTCTGTTATTCCAAGTGTTAAGTCCATAGCCCAAGTATGTGTTCCTATCGAGCACGCTTAGTTTAAACTCCATTTCCACCGGCTTTATCGTTCCGCTTGCGAAATTGCCGCTTAAAGCCCCTTTGGCTTCGATCGTCTCTTGTTCTATCTTTGGTATCGTGAGCGATTTAACTACGCCCAAATATCCTTGACCGTTTATGAATACGCTTGCTTCCTGAATAACCTGAGGAATTTGTCTCTTTATCATTTTTTACTCCTTATTTATTTAAATCGTTCATAAGCGTTTCGCCGTATTTATCGACGTAGATAAAATCAAGCGTTAGCTGTTTTACGACGGGGTTGTTTTGCATTCTGACGTCTAGGTAAAATTTGCCGTCCGTGATGTTTGCTAGCGTATTTTTCTCGCTCCAAGATAGCTCGTATCCGAGCAATACTTTTGCCCCGACTAAACCGCGCAGCAGCTCGCTAACGCTTCTTTTGGCGTGATAGAGTTGATCGGCTTTTTTATCGATCGCAAACAGCACGCCTTTTTGGCAAGCCTGCGAAATACGGTCGAATACCCTTACTCTCGCGAGGTCTTTCCATATAGTATCTTGATCGCTAGTCTCTCCGCCCCAAGCCCTAAAGCCGCTTTCTCTGATGACGGTCGAAATTTTTGCCGATCTAAGCTCGTCCGCGGTGCACGTCTCGCCAAGCTCGAAATCTACGTCTACTTCCGTACCTGAAACCCCTATCATAACCCTGTTTGAGTAGCTGTCGCTATATCCAAACTCGCTTGCGCCGTCCGTATGAGCTATCATTCCGGCTATTCTCGCGCTTTGCCCCTCATAGACGTAAGCGTTGGTTTCATCGTCCCAAACCTTGACGTTAGGATACGCCGCAACGAGCCTTCTGGTGCCGAAATCCCCCATCTTTACTATCGCCGCGGCCGCGTCCTGGGCTTTTAGATCTACGATGCCGGTCGCTTTTAGCCTGGTAGCTACTTTTTCTATCTCGCCTTTTACGGCGTCTTCGTTGCTAAATCCCGGCGCTATGATTAGATTAGGGTTATATCCGAAGCGGGATTTTGCTTTGGTTAGCTCTGATATAGCATTTTTGCACCCCGTGATCTCGTCGTTCGTATCGCTATCGTCGTCTTTGGTGAATACGCTTAATATTATTTGCGTATTTACCGCCTGATCTTCGATGCCCTTTAACGCCCTATAAATAGAGCCTTTTTTAAAGGCTTGGCTAGCGTTCTTTTTCGCCTTGTATTTTGCCTCTAACGCTTCAAGCGCCTTTGCCGTCGTCATGAAAAAATGTAGGCCGTTTTCTAGGACCTCCTCGTATCCCGCGATTCCTATAGGCGTCGTGCTTTCTACGCTGATAGGTCTTGCGGCCTCGGCTGAAACGGTTACGTTTACTCCGAACTTAGCAGCCATGTTTTACTCCTTTTGTTGAAATTCTCATTTTTTACTCCTTATTTTTATTTTCCGTATTTAATCTTATGCCAAACCCTACAAGCCGTATAAAAGCACCATATTTTCCATTTAGCTACGCCTAGCTCGCTCATCATCTCTTTTAAAGTTTCATCGGCTAGTTTATAAGAGCCTTTATCGCATAAATAGTCATGCGCTACGACGGCGCTTAAATACTCCGGAGAATTAGGAGGAAAGATGCTCCATAATATACGGGGCACGTTAGCCCCGTTCGTTTTGTAACCTTTCGGTACTTCTACCGTTATTTCTTCTACTAATTCGCTTTTAAAGATCGGCATAGTTACGCTATAAGGCTCTACTAACTCGAATCTATCCTTTGAATAAGGCTTAAGCACGGGTCTTTTTATCTCGTTCATTTATTACCCTTATTCATGTCTATTTCTATAGTTTGGCTAAAGCTTATAGCCTCTAGCTCCTCTTTGTTTTTGGCTTTGTTTATCGCTTCTTCGTATCGCCATTTTAAATTCTTAAGCATTATCCCCGCAATTCCTATCGCCTTTTCTATCTTTTCAAGGTCTTGCAAGGTTACCGGCACAAACTTATCGTTATACATTCTGAATTCTTTTTTAGGTAGCCACTCATAGTTATTTTTCATAACTGTGGCGTTTATAAGATATTCATACCCGCCGTCAATTGCTCCGAACCCTTTTATGTCTATTCGGGATTTTTCGGCCATTTTTGTGGCCCACTCATTAAGGCTAGCTAGTTTATTAAGCTTCAATTCTGCTAGGCTTATTTCTTTAGGCTTATTTAGAGCTTCGAGCTCTTTTTTAGTTAGGGGGATTAGCCCTAGCTCTTGTATTCTTTGTTTTAGTAGCTCCTCGCTTACGTCGTCATCGTAAGCATAGACTTCATTGTTTGAGTTTTTGTATCGTTTCATCACTTGTCCTTTATCTTAGCTCTAGCCATTTTGAGGGGACGGCCGATAGTTTATAGGTGGAATTTGGCGGGATTATTTTCGTGATCGTTCTATTTATTCCGCCGCCGCTTGCTTGAAAAATAGTTATACCGTCGACTACAATGCTAATAGCCTCGTTAACAATAAATACCACAAGCTCTATAGGTCTTCCGGTGGTGTTTTCGTATGTTTCGTTCGCTTGCCTTTGAGCCGTGACGTCTTGTAGGGTTTGATTTACGCCTATACCGGTATCGCTAGGATATAAATTTATTTTACTTAGCGACACTATCTTACCGCCGCTTATCGTAGCTTTGTAAGGCAGATAAGTCTGCGGGCTTAGCTTTACGTCCTCTTTGCTATACCACTCGCCGTTTAAATAGTATTCGCTAGCGCTACTTTTTGCCCCGATGCTCGGTCTTTCCTTTATCGGCTTAAGCGTATTATCTTGAGTCGCCTTTACGTAATAAGCTCCGTCGCTTAGCCCGCTTGCGTCGGACGCAAACGCATTTAGCGCTATTGCTTTGTTTTTGAATAAACCGTTTTCGTTTCTACCCTGACATAAAAGTAGCGTAGCTTTTACTAATAGCGTAGTATTTGAGTTAGCCTCTACTATAAACTCGTTATATATCGTTTTAGCTTCTACGTCCGTTAAGGCTCTATTAAATATACGCACTTGGCTTAATACTCCGCCGCTTACGTTGCTATTAAAACCTTTTACCCACGCATTACTAGATTTAGGTTTTAATTCAACTCCCGCTCCGACTCGGACTTTACCGACCTTAACTCCGTTATGATAATAAGTTAAGTATTCGCCGTCGTAAGTAGTTAAAACGTGATACCATTTATCGTCGTTTTCTTTAGTTACCTTTAAGTAAAATTCGCCGGAGTTTGAATTATCGACGCCCTCTATTACGTTCCATTTTTCTAATCCCCAACCTCTAGCCGCTATAGCCTCGTTTGAACTCGCGGCTCTATGGTAAAACTGTCTATAAGTTCCCGTTCCGCCGGAGTTAAATGCCATAAGGCTTCTATCCGAGCTTTGATTTCTATCGTTAGCCCAAAAGCTTATAGTCCATCTAGACTTTAAATCTACGTCTATACCTAAAGACTTACCGTTGTTTGCGTATCCTGCAAGCGCTTTACCGAAAGGTGCTTCATTAGCTATAACTAATTGCGTAGAGCTATGATGTTTGCCGGCTAGGTCTTTACCGCCGTCCATAAAGTTATATAAAGCCTCCCCGCTGCCGTCTTTGAAGGGATCCGGGTCAAGCGAAATATCTTTTATTCCGGTAATTTTAATCTCGTCGATTAAGGCTTTATTGTAGGGCTCAAACTCTCCAGCCTGCAGCTCGGTTTTGAGGACGAATTTATCGTCCGCCTCGGTTTTGGAGTAGGCGTCGATCGCGTCGGTAAGTTTTTGAAACGTTTTTTCGCTCCAGTCTCTGGTGGCTAAAACTACGCTATTATCTACTTTAAGCTCGATATTAGAAACGTTGCCGATTAAAATTCTAATCTTAAATACCAGATCGCTTCCAGCGCCCTGATTTAAAGCGGGCTTATAGCTAAGCGGAACGCGGCCTACGGCAAACATCTCTCCGCTTTGCGTAAAAATAGCGAATTTCCTTATATTAAATCCTCCGACGCTAGAGGGTATTACGCCCTCTACGTTGAGAATAGATGAATTTTGCGGATCTTGGGTTAGAGAGTTAATCGCGAATTCGTGCTTAGTATCCTCAAGCCGGGCGGCTGCCTCGCTAGGGGCTATCTCGCTATCGCTTACGGCTATTTTGCTAAGCTTAACGGGCGTTTTATTAGCTACGGCATTTATTAATAAATTCGCCCCCGTTGCCGTTAAAAGACTAAAGTATTCTTGCATCTATATCTCCTAAATTTATAATATTTTCGGTTTTTAAGGCGCACGCGAAATAAGCGCTTTGGCTAGTCTCAATATCTCGCGGCGTAAGCGGATCTACGCAAATAGTAGCCCCGGCGCTCAAACAAACGCCGGCGTAAATATTCGCGTTTGAAGCAAGTTTTATAACCGAGCCGTCGTAAACGCTTCTAACGTTCTTATAAGCCTCTATTATCTCGGTAGTCTTTTTTAAGCTTGCCTCGCTTACGCCTTTTTCGCCGGCTTCTAAAATTAGCTTAAAACGGTAAGGCTCTCCGCCGTATTCATGCCACTCTTTGATCTCGCACTGCGAATAAAACGCTTTTAGCGCCTTGTTAAGAGAGTAAAAAGTACCGCTATAAAAGTGAATTTCAAAGGCGTTTTTTATAAGCTCTCTGGCTGCCGCTTCGCTAAGTCCGTCTATATCCGCGTCGAAGCTTTGGGCTAAAATCGGCAAAAGACGCGCGGGACAAGAGGAGGCTAGCGTATTAATTACGCTTAAATCCAAGTCGTCTAACCTTGCGCCGAAAAATTCGTCTAACTTCTTATCGAATTTGCTTTTATGACTCGGTAGCAAGCTCATAACCGCGCCTTTTTATAGCTTAAATTAAAATCTATTCTCGCAAAGCTATCGTCGCCCACTTTGGTATCGGCTGCGGGACTAGCTAAATTTACGCGATAAACTCCGCTTTTATGCAGCATAGAGTATATGTAGCTCAAATTTAGATCTTCGCCTATTTTTAGCGTATTTGCGGTTTGTTTTACGGCCTTGTCTATCTCGTCTTGTAAAAACGTATCGGTTAGTTCTAACTCCGCCTTTACGGTAACGTCTATTATTTTCGCGTTTTCTACTACGACGTTATCGGTTAGCGGTCTTACTTTCTCGCCGTTTAGATACTCGGCTACGCTTTGCCTGGTTTCCTCGCTCATATCGCTGGTTTTTATATAAATTTTTACTATTCCGGCTCCCCCGTTTAGCACGCTTACTTCTTCTACTTTCGCGTTTGCGCTCAAGGCTTGATAGACATAAGCCTTTTTGCTTCCGGCGGTGCTAAATCTTTCAAGAGAAAGCACGGCTCTTTCTCTCAATCTTTCGTCGCTCTCTATCTCCGCGCCGCCCCCGAATTCGCTCGTCTGTTTTGCTTTTAATACGAAAGGAAAAGGCGTTTGGATATATTCGCACTTTACGGAGCTTAATTTTATAAACTCGTCTAAAACTATTACGCCGTTAGCTTTTATCTCGTTTGCGGCGATTAGGGCGTCTTCTTTTAAAAACGCTCGTTTGCCGTTATCGCTACAAAATATCGAGCCTTTCGGGATAAAGGTATCGCTATCTCTTTTAACCGATAAACTAAGCTCTATATTAACCGTCGGCCTCTCTCCTTTTAGCCGCTCTATGCCGTAGATAGCCGCTACGTTATCAAGATCGCTTCCGCTAGAAAAAGGCAAAAGCATGGATTTTACGCTCTCGTTTATCCTAGCTCTTAAAAGTAGCTCTCTATAAGCTAAGGCTTCAAGCAGGGCCGAATAGTTATCGGATTCCAAAAGCGAAATTTCTGCGTCGTTTAAATACGTTTTAAAAAGTCTTTTTACGTCCTTTAAAAGCTCGTCGTAGTTAAGCTCTTCGATTACGTCCGGATACGGTAAATTTTTTAAAAAGCTCATAGTTCTATCCCTATCTCGTCGCCGCTAATTAGAACGACCTTAAAATTTAGCCTATGGTCTTTTAGGCTTATTAGCTTTACCTCGTCTATCTTCACTCTTTTTTCCCATCTTTCTACGGCTTCTATGACGTAGCAGGCAAGATCGGCCCTGAACTCGTCGTCTACCTTGCGGTCTATTAGCTCGAACAAGCGGCTGCCGTATCCCGGCAACATAACCCGCGAGCCAAGAGGCGTGAGCAGGATGTCTTTAATACTCTGTTTTATATCCGCTAGATACTTTGCCATTAGTCCCTCGCCGCCCCGTTGTTGGTATGGTTGGTTAAATCGCCTCTGCCGTCGCTTACGCTGCCGCCGAAACTTGCGTTACCGCCTGCGGTTACCGAACCGCTTATCTTTACGTCTCCGTTTATTTCAAAGCTTCCCGAGCCCCCTTCGTTTCCTGCCGTATTTATGCTTCCTTGTATTAGCGTATTTCCTAAAAGCGAAATTTGCGGACTTTTTACGGTCGTGTTTTGCGCAGTCACATTTACGTTTTTAGCTTTTAAATTTGCGTTTTCGCAGGTTATGTTTATCGATTTTGGACTTTTGATTTCAAGCGTCGAGCCGGCCGTATCGTAGCTCATGCTTACGCCGTCTTCGAAGCTTACGCGCGCCTTTTTATCCGTCGGCTCCTCTTTGTGCGCGCTTTGGTAGAGTCCGCGAAGTATGACGCCGCTGTTTAGGTCGCCTCTTACCGGCAAGACTAAAACCTGCTCGCCCGCTCTAATGGGCGAAAAGCTTACGGCAAAGGAGTTTGAAAAGCTTTGAAATACCGGCAAAAAATCGGTAACCATGGAGCCTACGGCTACTCTTGCCTTGTCGCCGCGAACTTCGCTAATTATGCCCGCTTCGATCAATTCAGTCTTCATATTCGCTCTCTTTTACGCGTTCGCTAAAACTCGGCTTGGCTCGTTTGCGAGAGACGCTAAATTTAATCTCTTTTACGTCGTCGTGAATTTCGTTTAGTTTTTGACGATTTACGCCGTTTTCGGTGCGTAGGGTCTCCACTAGCTCTCTGGTGGCGGCCGTGTTGTTATTTATAGCCTCATTGCTTTTTACGGAAACGTCTATCAAAATTTCGGCGTTTTTTGTTCGCGTTTTTATTAAGCAGCCAAAAAATCGCCAAGAAAGCGATAAATCCGAAAATAGCGGCAAAAACTAAAAATTCGTTTAGCCCCCAAGCTCCGGCGGAGTTTATAAGTCCCGTAGTTTCTTTGATCTCGTCGCTAAAATTTAGGCTGTTTTCCATTTTATTCCTTTATCCCCAGGCATTGTTTCAGTTTTTTTTCGCAATCGCGGTAATAAACGGCAATATTCTTGTCCGTCTCAAACGTACCGTCGTTTTTCGGCTTTACGGGCATCTCTGCGTTACATCTTACGGCCACGTATTTGTCTTGATAAACTATATGCGGCTCGCTTATTTGAGGTTTGGCCGCGCAGCCCGTAAATATCAAAGCAAACAGACAAAAAATCCAAATCCTAATCACGAAATAGCTCCTTATATGCAGCTAGTTCGGCCTCGCAGCTTTTATCTTTGACGTAGATTTTCTTTATCCGCTCGGTCTCTTTTGACGGAGTATCGTCGATCTCTACCGCGGCGGCCTTTATAGCTTCGTTTTGCAAAG